GTTTCTGGTTTAGGTAGGGGTGAAGATGCAGCACCTATTGACAGAGCACAAAATAACAGAATGGTTAATAATGCTTTTCGTTACATAGATAATATTATTCCTTTGTTTACAGGTAAACCACTGGCAGATCCTAGAGAGACTGCAGCAGGTGGTACATCTGATATACAATCAACAAAGATACTAGGTGCTAGGGTCATTAGACTTACTGATACACAACGTGTAATGAATAGTATAGGTCTTAGAGACTTTGATTTAAACACTGCTAAGAAGATAAGGGATCAAGCTCCAGAAGCAGCTAATGCTTTGAATGGTATTGTATTTGATATTATTGAAGCAGAGTCTAGTTTACTTTTAGAAAGTAGTTGGTGGGATAATTTAACTCAACAACAAAAACGAGATCATTGGAATGATGATGTTGTAAAAAGATCTAAAGAATTAGCTAAAACATTTTTAAGGATGCAGTATTCTGGCCCTGATGAAATCATATCTTTACAGTACGACATAACATCTAAGTACCCTAAAAAAGATATTCAGAAAGCTACGAAAGAACTAGACTTAGAAGGGGTAGAATACTTAGAACAAAACGAGTTATTTATTTTACAACAGTATTTAAATACTGAACAGTCGTTAAGGGATCTATCCCGATTCCAAAAGATGACACAATAAAGAAGGGGGCATAAGCCCCCTTTAATTATTCTGAATCATCATCTAGCATATAGTCTGCCCAATCATATGCTTCACGTTTTATGTCAGCCCTGTGTACATGACCCGAAGATCTAGACAGCAATGCCGCCAATGCTTGACCAGCCATAAACCTACGTGCAGTTAGTGGCTTAGTCTTTATTGGCGGTTTTCTTTTTTGTTGCCTATAGTTTTTAGCTTCCTCTTCTAGCTTTGAATTTCTGCTCATTTAGTTTCACCTTCTCAAGGTTGTAGAAGTAGGCTTTATTAAAGCCCATCTCCCAATCCCTGTTTTGTTTTGTGTTTTTAGAGTAGGGGTTACCTAACCTACCAGTTTTAAAAGCCTTCATACCTTCATCGTATGGTTTCATTTATGAATCTCCTTCATAGTTTCTATCATCTTACGTAAGTACCATTCAGCTTTTTCTATGTCCTCAACAGGATTACCTTTGTATCCATGTCGATGTTGATATTTAATTAAGTTACCATGACAGTAACCTTTGAACTCCTCTGGTGTTAATACTTGTTTAATGTAATCAATACACTCAACTCCATCACCTAACTTGTAGTGGGCTGGGTTGTTTACCGGGTCATAACTCATTTGATTTCCACTAGCTCTGCTTCTGTGTAAGGGATGTGAAAGAAATGTTCATACCGTCTAGCATTAGTTAACCATACTTCTTTAGCACATTCTTTAGTAAGTTGAAAGTCTTTGATTCTCCATGCTTGTTTACAGTCACCACGTATTACATAAAAATTACAGTAGGTATTATCACCCTCTACGTTTTTATATTTATTTATAAGCCTGTACTTTCTGTAAGGTATACGTATTTCTTTCCATTTAGGATTCCAATCACCTTTCCATTGGTTCTTCATTTCTACTTCAGAAAAATACTTTCCACCTTTCTTCTCGCTTTTTATATCAAAGGAAAAGTCTTCCTCTGTATCAAGAATATTATGTCCATTACTTTCTAAGTAACTTGTTATTGCATTCTTAGCTTTATTGTCATTCTCCTTGTATGACTGAGGTTGAAATTTTCTGTAGTATGATCCTTTAATCGGTTGTAACATTACAACCTCCTTTTTGTTATTGAAGTTTGAATTATATACTCTCTGGTATTTGAAAGCAATAGGTATTTGCAGTTGCATCTGGTGATGGTTTAGTACTCACCAATCGTTCTTGCATTGTAGTTGCAACTTGATTACAAGTTTTCCAATCGGGAAACAGTGAATGAAAAGCTTGAACTTTCATATTACCTTGAAAAGTCATAATAAGTACTAAAACATACATGTAATTCTCCTTTATGTTAGATCTACTATTTCACAAACATCACCAGTACATGCCATAGTTTGCATTGCTACAGTGTTGTCTTCACTTTCGTATGATGCAAGCTTAGTCCAATCAATAGTCTCTGGCATACAAGATAATAAAGTTTTGTAATCATGTTTACCTATTTCTTGATAGGGTGCTTGTTGATATGTGTGTTCGTTGTAAGGCAAGAAGGATACACCTGACATTTCGTCAAAGTATTTGTAAACAAATGCACCTACTTCAAACCATTCATCCTTCTTAACATTGATTGTAACACTTGGCTTATGCTCACACCATGATCGTTGATAGGTCAGCCACATCTCTAATTGCTCAATAGCAGTCATGTCTGATGTAACGACAGAACCTTTAGGTGATTGAATAGGAAAGCTAAATACTGTTGTTTGATCTGGCTTCATCACACAAGGCTCACTAGGTATCCTCTGATCGATCATAAACTGTGTCAACGGATCTTTATTATCACCACGCACAGTACGGATATAATAGGGGCTATGGCGAGCATGTATGCCAGAGGCACTATCCACCAGTTGCGAGACTGTGCCTGATGGTTTACAGCATGTAATTGCAGTAGCAACAGGTATATCAAGACGATCAGCCCATTCAGCATTAGTAGATACACAAATCCTACGAAGATGTTCAAGGGTATTCTCCAGTCCTTTATTTTTCTTAGTCATTAATGGGTTGTCCATTATCCCTGTGAGTGACACACCAAGCAGTCGTTCTTCTTCTGTATTTCTAGACCACACCTTTCGCAAGTAGGGGAACTTAGTGTACGTGGATTGGATAGTTCCCAGAATTGTTGCCAGACGGACTTTTCGTTCAAGATCATCCACACTGTCTGTGGCACGTACAACAACCTCTGTAAGATTACAGAACTGATATGGACGCAGGATGATTTCACTGCAAGGATTAGTTCCAAACTCAAAGTCTGCATTACGCCTACCATTCTTAGCAGCCTGTACCTTACTTGCTTGACGATTGAATACACCACGTTCTCCACTTCCTGATTCTACTAGTGCCATCCATTCTCGCATGAATGAAACAGCATCTGGTTTTTCTGTATAACTAACACTGTTATTAGCTAAGGCACGTTGAGGATCATTCTCCCACCATGCACCTGACTTAGCATGACGCATACGATCATCACTAAGGTTACTCAAAGAGATCATAGCTGACCTACGTACCCCACCTACAACTACTACCTCACCAATCTTACACATAATATCATGACACTCAATGCTAGATAGCTTACGTCCTTGTGAAGATTTGAAGGTATTAATTACAAAGTTAAACAGATCCACCAAAGGTGCAGGGCCAGATGCTCTACCACCAAACGTCTTTAGTTTAGCACCAGCAGGTCGAACTTTAGATACATCCCACTTGGGAATCTCACCACTGTAAAGGAGTGCAATCAATTGTCGAAGACCCTTAGCCCAAGCTTCCTTGGAGTCACCAACAACAACAGTAGTATCACTGTCGAACAACTCAGGAACTTCTGGAAGCTTACTGATGAACTGTCTTTCAACACTGAACCCGACACCAGTACCACACAAGAGGACGAACATAGCCTCATCGAAGGACTTAGGATCATCTACGGGTAAGTAGCTACAGTTATACATACAAGTGTTATCACGATTAGCAGCAGGACCAGCAGTCATCATTGCTCTCATACTAGGCATAACCTCTAAACCTAAGATGGCTTGTTCTATTTGTTTTGCTATCTCCATATTGTCTTCATTAGCACCACTGTCAACTACAGGCTCTACAATGTTATTCATGTAACGCCCTACCGTTTCATCCCATGACTCTCTTCGCCCCTCTTCTTCAAGCCACCGTGCATACCGTGATGTGTGGATGAACGCTTGATAATCTGTTGGTAAATAATTATTCATCGGTTGTCTCCACTTCCCTTTAACACACCACGTTGTTCTCTGTCATCTAACTTAGCCATATTCATTTCCATGATCTTACGTAAGTTACCGTTAAAAATATTTGATAATGCCACTGTATAAAACAATACATCACCAAGCTCTTTCAATACTTCATCATCACTAAATTTATTTTTATCACGAAATAATTTCTTTATCTTTTCTGATACCTCTCCTGCCTCACCCACTAGACCAAGTGTATTTTCTATTAAACGGTCACGGCCTTTAGTAAAAATCTTGTCCTCTACAAATTGGCTGTAAAAACGTATCGGATCTTTGTCATAGTCAGGGCTGTTCTGAAACATGTCAAAATACCCAAAGGCTTCTAGATCAGTCTTATTTATCATTCGGTGTTACCTCACAGTTATCTACGGTTATATCATCTAAATCATACAGGCAGTCCTGTATCATCTCTTGGATCAAGTCTAAATTATATCTGATACTTCTATCAGACTCAAGGAAGTTTGCATCAGGGTCTACTTCTATATTTATTGTAACCTCATAATGCATTTCGGAAACTCCTAGTTATACTCATTAAGAACTCCATGTCAATCTTCAATATCAAGTTCTATTGGTTCAATATTTTTTGAAAAGTATTTCACCATTTCGTAAGCATCATTAAAGCTATCAAAGAAATATTCGACATCTTCTACCTTACCATCTACCTCTACCTTACATAAATTAAAATGTATTCCATCTATGTCAGGATGATCAAAAGGATATGGCCCTGATATAACATCCCAAATCTTAACTGGCTTGTCTCTAAGGTCACTGTTTACCATCTCTATTCCTAAGCAATTTTATGTAGTGGTCTAGCTCAGTTACTACTAACCATTTCTGTCTGTCTGAACGATAGAAAACTACAGGTGGATTATCTGTATGGTTGTCTGCTTGTGACATCCAAGCATACACGGTTTTAAGTGCTGACTTTCTCCTTTTAACTTCTATTGATATTGGTATTAGCTTACGTGCTGCTGGTGATAATTGTATATCGGCACCAGTATCACCCATGACAGTTGACTTTATATCATCAGGCTCAAGCTCAGGGAAGGCTTCTAGTAAGGCATCCCTGATCTCTTGCTGGCCTAATCTGCCTTTTTGTTTACCCTGTTTACTCAATCTATTAACTCAGGTACTTTGGGTTTCTTAACCACATCAATCAAGTACTCCTTACGTCCACCAGAGTATTGAAAGACTCTAGCTTCAGGCCAACATGTCTTACGATACTCACAACCCGAACAAGTAAATGTTAATTTAGTATTTTCAGATGTGTCTGACTGAGGGATGGGTGCTATCCGTTCCTCTGGTATTTCACCAGATACCACCTCTTGTACTTTCTTAACCTCTTGTTCTTTATTTTCTAGTTCGTTAGTAAAGTCGTATGTATCTAAGACTAATTCAAAGCTGTCCTTTTGTACGACAAGAAAAGCACCACGTTTTTTATCTGTTACAAGTGGATCATCTTTACCTGCATATACATACGAACTTAACTGACTGATGTAACCATAAGGATCATCATCCCTAAGTACATGATTCTTAAACTTCTGCATTCCATAACGTGATGCAGACTTAACATCTATTGTCATACCGTCAATGACTGCATCTCTGTGGCCCTTGATGCCGTGAACAGACAAACGATCCTGCTCACCTTGAACATCATGCCCTGCAGCTTTTGCAAGGGCAAGAACAAGGGTTTCTAAAAGATCCCCGTAAAAGAAAAGACCTAATAACTGAGGCTTTAATGGTGCAGCTTCTTCTGTTTTATTTATTCTATACCAAGTCTTTCTTTTACAGGGTGAACCCACAGAGGATAAACTTAAATATCCTCTGGGCTTCTGAGGTTCCTTAAACCTATCGTGTGCAACGTTTGCTATGTTACGTGATAAGTACTCTGTAATTGTTCTATCCCACCCACCCTTTCCTTCAATTACAGAATAAATATCTTCGACTAATGTATTTATGTTAGTCATAACCTACTCCTTAAAACGGGATTTCTTCTGAAACAAGCTCAACATTATTAGTTTGTGCAGCAGCTACACTACCTGATGTAACATCCTTGGTAAAAGGGTCAGGCCCAGATATTCCTGATGTACCATCAAACTCTACATGCTTCATAACCTTAACACGTTCAAGCCGTGTGGTTACAGTGCTGTACTGTTTGTTCTTGTAGATGTCTAACTCTACTAGAACCTCTGAACCATTACCGATTGGACCATCACTATCAAAGTTCCAAGCAGTACCGTCTGGTTTGTACACCGCAGGTGCTCCACCATCCCAATCATTGGCGGTTTCAAACTTACGTGTAAACTTGAAGGCTCTTCCTCGTCCTTCTGGATCATCCTTACCTGCTGACATACAGCCTGATGCTTTAACACGGTCAGTGTTATCTTGATCAAGAATCATCTCAATCGTACACCGTCCATCAGTGTCACGCCATTGGCCTTGATACCCATCAAGGTCACGGTTTTCTTCAAATACTTTTGCCCATTGAGCAATACCTGTTACTGTAATTTTAGCCATTAGCTACTCCTATAAAGTTTAGAATTGAATTGTAGCATGTATTAAAAAGGACATGCAAGAACTTTTTTAGTGTATCTCGGAATATTTATCTCCGAACTGCACATCAATACCTAAATCAACATTAAGCTTTAACTCATGATTTAGTTTATTAATAGCATTAACAAGCCTACGTTGGTGGTGTTCTTCGTGTCCTTTCTTAACAAGGTTAATTGATTCATCATGAAACTGACCTACGATATTTGGTCTTGCTATACGATAGTAAGCTACCCACTTATCAAAACAGTAAGCACCTGTAGATTGGTTGAGTGTAGAGAAGACATCCTTCTCATATCGAAGAGTATGCCAGAACTTACTGACAGGATTTTGTACCCACATCTGTCCATTGATAAGCTTTACTTTCTTTAGGTTGTCTGCGGCAAACTCTGCGACAGACCAGTTACGTTCCCAATATGCATTCAAAAGCTTCTTAGCTTCTTGTTCTGTCATACCAGTTTCTCTAGATAGTTTTGCTGCACCAACCCCGTAAGTTGCAGAATAGTTAACTACTTTGTAGTTTTTACGTAGTGCTTTCAAACATACTTGACCTGAGTTATGCTTGTCTATGTCGGATTGTGTTACTGCACCA